GTCTTACACATTCAATTTTAAAATTTTCAAATAAATCACTTTTTACTTTAACACTTGTAAGTGTCATGTTTTTCTTTTCAGCCATAGTTTTAATTATTGGTTTATATTTGTCTATACGTATATGTGGATTATAAATTTTTGCCAGGGACATTACATAATTTTGCATCTTCTTTAAAAGGGCAAAAGTGGCAGTTCCATTTCGACGGTCTTGGAACGTGAAATGTTTCTTTGTATCCTGTATAGTTAAATGCTTCATTTATAAATTCATTTAAAATTTTTGTTGCTTTGTTAGTTTTATTCTTTCCAGAAGCTGGAGAGAAGGTTTGTATTCGTTTCTGTGGGTATTCTCCACCTTCATATATTTTTCTTCTAACAATTAGGAACTCAATATCAATACTTTTTTCTGCTAATCCAAATTGTTCTGCAAAGAATTTTTTATATAATACTAACTGAAAATGTTTTTCTTCATCCTTTTTAGCGTATGAATTCCATCCTTTAGTACTTGTTTTAATATCGATTATTTGAAATGTATCTGTAGGTTCATGATATAATACAACATCCAAGAAACCATTGTATATAACGTTTTTATACGCGTTATTAGGCACAACTGATATAGGTACCTCACAACCAACTAAAAACCATCCCTTTTTACTAAAATATTTACCTTTATGTTTTTTAAGATATCTTAAAATTTGAATTCCATCATTATAAAACTCTCTAATTTCTTCTGAAGAACTAAAATGTTGGTTTTTATTTTTCTTATACTGAATAAGGTATTCTTCTCTTAATTTATCTTCTAATAATCCCTCAATATCTTCTCTATCAGCGGCTGCTCCACTTTTTTCATACATTATATCTAAATAATATTGTACTACTTCATGAAATGCAGTTCCAAACACAGTGTGAATGCTAGGAGATTGCCTTTTATGTCCTTCTTTGTACTGAAGGGCCCACTTTTGGGGACAACTTCTAAACATTGAAAGTTGAGAATAAGAAATATTTTTTTGATAGCCAAAATTAATAGGCTCAGGTTTGTAATTTCTTATTACTTTTACAATTGGGGGTATTTTTTTAGCCAAAACATTATTTTTTCCACTTATTTCTTCCTACTAATAATCCAATAATACCATAATTAGCTATGTCCATAAAAGTATCTTCCATCCCTTCACCTTGAACAAAGTTTTTACCATTTAATAATAGATTTTTTAATCTACTGATTTTATCAGTTAATCTAATAGCTAAGCCAGTTAATGAGAATTTTTTATCATTATCATCATGTAAAATATCTCCTCCTAAAGCTATATTATTTAACCCATAATCCATATGTTTAGCAGCAAACATAGTATACATTTCCATTCCAATTTTTTTATATTCTTCAGATAATTCTGGATACTCTGTTTCAAATAATTTTACTACCTCTTCTTTACTCATTGTTCCCATAATGTCTTTTTAATGTTTCTAAAACGTCTTCAGCTTCAGCTAATGCTCTTGCTGCTTCTTCTGCATTATTATAGAAATCACTTGTTGAATGATCACCTATACCTGCAGGATTTTCTGTTAATAATTCAAGTGTTAATAATGCTTTTTCTCTTTGGGCTTCAAAAGTTTTTTGGAGCATTGTTATAACTCTGTATTGTGCCATTTTATAATTTTTTAAGTAATTGTTTTTGTTCTTTAATCTCCACTCCTAATTTATCAAAAATTATTTTGATATCACTCTTATCTAGTAATGTAATATATTCATTTGCCTCATCCAAACTACATTTATAGTAGTTAGAAATATATTGCTTTACTTCTTTAGGGGATGTTTTTATTTTTGATTTAATATACCTTAAAAACATTTTCTTTTTAGGTAACATTTCACAATAAAAATTATATATCCCCCTTTTATCTGTAGGGTGGAACCTTTGTGCTATGTTAGCAATATCAATGTATCCTTCATACATGGATACAAATCTATGAACCATATAAGCATTAAAGTTCTCCCAAGATTTTTCCTCAAAACTATTATAGCTAGATTTTTTATAAGTTAAATGTTCTAGCCATTCAAATATATTTTTAGGATTTGATAAGGACATCCTTATACTCTTCTCTTAATTCTTTTGGAAGTGAGTCCTCTAAAATTTTACCTGTTTCAGGATCATAAAATACTGGAATAGGCATAACAGCGTCAGAATCTGTTCCTGTTACAAATTTAGATACTTTTCGTAGTAAAGCTCCTTGTTGCCAAATTCTACCACCACCATCAGTTTCAATTGCAGATGTGTTTTTTAAATCAATGTTTGGTTGTTGCATTCCATTTTGCATAATTAATAATTTTAAATAATATTTGGTTTAATTGTTTCAATAATTTTAGACATTAAAGCCATACAATTTACTTCTTTGTCTATTCTAAAATTTGATTGGTATGAATATTCATTTATATAATATGCTATCATACCTTCCTTTCCAGGAGCATATTCACTACTTTTATCATAAAGATAGCGATAAAACCCTTCAAAATCACTTACATTTGAATCTGCAATAATCTGTCTAATTGTTCTCCAATTAGGCTTTTTCTTTTTTAATTCAGTAAGTGCTTTATCCATATAATTGCTCTCTACTAATGCAGTTTCATCTAACTTAATTGTATTATTTACTGTAGATATTTGTATAGTATTAAGCATTTTACGTACATCAGGATAGTTGTTATTTACAATAGTTTCTAAATCACTTACACTATGTTTGATGTTTTCTTTATTTGTAACCTTCATTAAATGATTAATAATATCTAATCTATCAGGTGGGATAATTTTTAAAGTTTGACATCTTGATTGTAAAGGATCAATTATACGTTCTAAATAATTACAGGTTAATATAAATCTAGTTGAACGTGAAAAAGTTTCAATTACATTTCTTAATGATGCTTGAGCCATTATAGTTTGAAGGACATAGTACTAGCAAATCCTGATACTTTATCTCTAATTGTTTCTATACCTCTTTCATCTGATGCATTAATGTATAACAAATCACAATCAATATTTTTAGTAATTAATTTAGCTAAAGTTGTTTTACCTGTTCCAGCGGGACCATAAAATAATAAATTTTGAATATCATTTTGATCAATATAACTTTTAATAGTATCTTTGATATTTTCATTTCCTACATAATTATCTATATTAGTAGGTCTATATTTTTCAACTAATAAACTGTGTTCTTTCATATTATGAATATAATAACTTTTATTTAAATTTCCAAATTAAACTCCTTGTCTAAACTCTCCATACATGCTAAATTCCTTTGGTTCATCTGGAATTATTTCTTCTTCATGGGTTACTATAGCATATAATTTACTATCTAAAGGAGCTAATCTAAATTCACTAGGTGTACCTGTTGACTTAAAATATGCTTCTAAGGCATCAGTTAAAGATTCATGTACTACTTTTTTCTTATCATCTACTAAAGTCCACTTGTCTCCAGGTGGTACTCTAGTAGCAATAAGCTTATTATGTTCTATTACTTTTGTTTCCATATTACATTCCCATCATCATTGATGGATCCATTTGTGGTTGTGAATTTTCTTCTTTTGGTTCATCTACAACTATACATTCTGTAAGTAATACAGTTCCAGCAACAGCAGCAGCATTTTCAAGAGCTGTTCTTGTTACTTTAGTAGGATCAATAATACCTGCTTTTTTCATATCTTCAATAGTATCTGTTTTAATATTATATCCTGCCCAAGTATCATTACCAGAATCAACTAATTGATATTTACCTATCATTTGAGCATCAACTGAATTATTACCAGCATTAACTAATATTTGTTCAAATGGTTGACCACAAGCTTTATAAACAATATTTTTACCTATACATTTACTACATTTAGTATTTAAAGCTTCTCTAGCATATAATAATGCTGCTCCTCCTCCTGGTACAATACCTTCTTCAATTGCTGCTTTAGTTGCGTGTAATGCATCATCAACTCTATCTTTCTTTTCATTCATTTCAGTTTCAGTATAACCACCCACATGAATAATAGAAACACCACCAGCCATTTTAGCTAATCTTTCTTGTAATTTTTCAACTTCAAAATTAGATTCAGCTTTATCTATTTGGGAAGTAAGTTCTTCTAATCTTTGTTTAACAGATTCTTCATCTCCCTTACCATCAATAATAGTAGTTTTTTCTTTAGAAATTGTTACAGTACGGGCTTCACCAAACCATTCCCAAGAAAATTTATCAAGTTTCATTCCTTTATCTTTATCAAACACTACACCTCCAGTTACTGATGCTATATCTTCTAAAATTAATTTTCTTCTATCACCAAAATCAGGAGCTTTAACTGCAGCTACCTTAATAGTACCCCTAGCTTTATTTACAATAAGTGTTGCTAATGCTTCACTATCAACATCTTCAGCTATAATAAGTAATGATTTATTAGTATTAGAAACTGCTTCTAACATAGGTAATAAATCTTTAACTTGAGATAATTTTTGATTAAGTACTAAAATATAAGGATCTTCTAAAGTACAAGTCATTGTACTATTATTGGTAACAAA